CCTTTCAACGCTCTGATGCCGCAGTATCTGCTCGTATTCGTTACGATGGATCTACAACAACGTTTTTCGGTACGTCTACTAATCACCCATTAGCGTTTGAGACTAACGGCACAGAACGCCTCCGCATAGCCTCTTCAGGTGCGGCTTCGTTTGCAAGTGATATCCTCATTTCAGGAACTAGCGTTATTGGCAAGTCAGACGATACAGATACCTATTTACAGTTTGATGCGGCTGACAAGTTTAGAATTGTTACAAATGGCGCTGAAAGATTTGCAGTGACTAATGCAGGAGTTATAGTAAACGGTACGGCTACGTTTAATTCTACGGTTACCGCGAGTGGAGCTTACACTTCCAATATGTCAGGCGGTCAAAGCTCACTACAACTTAATGTGGGAGGAGAGAATAAGGCTATTGTTGGGTTAGAACCAGCAGTAGGTGGTGGGTCAGCTAATGATTTAAGTATTTACTCACGTTCGGGAGCTTTGCGATTTTGGGCGAGTAACGCTCAGAAAATGACATTAGACGCCTCAGGCAACCTGTTGGTGGGTGGCACTGCTTATGAAGGCTCTGCAAGCTCAAATGCGTCATCGGCATATATAGCTTCTAGCGGCTTTATTTCTGCCAACGTCACTAACGATTTTGGTATGCAAGTTAATCGTACAGGTTCGGACGGGGCGCTTTTTAACCTAAGAAAAAACGGTGCAGACGTAGGTGCTATTGGTACTAAATCATCTTTATTAACAATAGGAACAGGTACAACAGGTTTAATCTTTGACAGTGGTCAAATATATCCTTGGAATACCACTACAAATGCTGCTATTGACGCTTCAAAAGACTTAGGAGCATCAGGCGCTCGCTTCAAAGACCTCCACCTATCAGGCGTTGCACAACTTAACTTTATTAATCATAGCGAAACAATTTACCCAACAGCCGATGCGTCAGTGGACATTGGAACTTCTAGCAAAAAATATAGAGACCTCCACCTATCAGGTGTTGCTAATATTGGGTCTGTGCTACAGACAGTATCTAGTACAGGTCTAGCAGGCAGTTTTGCAAACACCCATGCTTCTGGGTTTGGGTTAAGAGTAACTACTTATGGAACAGGCGCTCAATATGGTTTAGCTGTTGATTCTTATGGTGGAGGGTATTCAAGAGATTTCACTGTTGGAGCAGACGGTAACGTAAATGTTCTTACAGGAAACCTTCTGGTTGGTGGCGCTGACACTGGCTTTGCTGCAACAAAAATTAAAACAGGCTCCTACACCACAGCCGAATCGGGGGTTAACATCCTAAGTTCACCCACAGGTACAGGCTATCTTTTATTCGGGGATAGCTCTGGTGCAGGAAGCTACGCAGGAGGCATACACTACAACCACAATACTAGCTCAATGAGTTTTAGAACTTTAGATAATAGTGAACGCCTTCGCATAAACAACTTAGGCCACATATATACTCAATATGGCAATACTAGTGGCTATGCTCAAACCTCTGGTAGTGGCGGTGTTGCCTTTGTCAACGACACAGGCAGTATAGGTTCCGCACTAGTTTCAGTTAACAATGCCGCTCGGGGATGGTCAAACTTCTACTTCAATAGACTATGGTCTTCTGGTCAAGACACACGCTTTGTACAGTTTGTTGTAAATGGTTCAGGTGCTTGTGGGTATATTAGATTAGCTAGTGCAAGTACCATGACTTACCAAACATCGTCAGACTACCGACTAAAAGAGAACGTAGTTTACGATTGGGATGCTACAACACGCTTAAAGCAACTTAAACCAGCTAGGTTTAACTTTATTGCAGATGGAACAGATGTAACTCAAGACGGCTTTATGGCACATGAAGCTCAAGAAGTTGTTCCGATTGCAGTTAGTGGAACTAAAGACGCTATGAAGGATGAGGATTATGAAATTACTTCAGCGGTTTTAGACGATGATGGGGTAGAAATTACAGCCGCCGTTATGGGAACACGTCGTGCAATAGATGGTCAAGGAATAGATCACAGCTTGCTAGTTCCACTGTTAGTAAAAACAATTCAAGAATTAGAAGCCAGAATAACAATACTAGAATCAGGAGAATGAAACATGGCAATTTTATTAGATTATTTTAACATCGCGACATGCGTGATTAGCCTAGCGTCTGCAATAGCGGCTATGACTGAGACTCAAAAAGATAACAACTTCGTAGGTCAACTCCAAAAGCTACTAGATGTAGTGGCTCTGAACATAGGGAAAGCAAAGCAATGAGTATTATTTGGACAGTCTCACAGGTAGAAAGAAATACAGATAATGGCGTAAACCAAGTGCATTGGTACGCGTCAAAAACAGATACGGTGGATGCCGTAGACCATAGTGGTCGATCCTATGGCTCAATTTCATTCGCCCCAGATACCACAGCAGCAGGCTATATCTCATGGGATGTACTGACGAAAAGCGATGTACTTAGTTGGATAGCCGCTTCTTTAGGAAGTGAGACCGTAGCATCTCTTGAGGCATCGATTGAGTCTCAAATTGCTGAGTCTAAAGCGCCAAGTATTCTATTTGGATACCCGACTAACTGGGAGTAACACGCAATGGCTAAACAAGGTTTGTACGCCAACATCGCCAAACGTCGAGCCGCAGGGAAGAGCCCACGCAAAGTGGGTTCTAAGGGCGCTCCCACGGCTTCTGATTTTAAAAACGCGGCTAAGACTGCCAAGAAGAGGAAATGAGCTAAATGGCTACAGTAAAAGAAACTCTGATTCGTCTGACCGCACATGAGAAAGAATGCCTAGTGAGATACGCTGATATACAGCGTCAACTAGAGTCTGGCTCAAAGAAGTTCGACAGACTTGAGCGCATGGTACTGGCTATCTACCCTTTTATCATTGCCGCAATCGCGTTTGGAAAATGGTACTAAAATAAACAGAAGGAGAGAGCTGTGAAGATACTAAACACTTTCCGCAGCCTCACCTTAAAATGTTTCTTACTGTTAACTTTTTGCTCTTTTTGTATATCACAGGAAACACAACCAAGTGGTTCCGGGGACAATAACAATAACCAGGATGGGTCCCTAAACACCTTCACAGGTTCTGGAGCCACGGTCTCAAGTAATAACAATAGTAACGATGATTCAACCACCACGACCTACAATGGAGCCGGGTCTAGTGGTATGCCTGTAGGGTCAGCCATAGCACCCTCCTACAATTCTATGGGTGCGGAAACATGTCTACAAGGCACAGGCCGGGCTCTTCAAACAGGACTGATTGGATACACCTCTGGTTCTTACCAAAACGACCTTAACTGTGAGAGGAGAAGGGACGCAGCCATGCTTTCGTCGCTTTCCATGAAAGTGGCAGCCATCTCCAGGTTATGCCAAGGGAGCCCAGAAACCTTTAAAGCAATGATGATGTCTGGAACACCTTGCCCAATGATTGCTTCTAATGGTCAATTGGTTGTAGGTAAACGTGCTTTCCTTTTGATGAAAACTCAGCCTTCTTTATATATCCCGGAATATGGCGAAGTTAAATTCAGGCGCACCGCGACCTGGTCCAAAAAAGAACCAAAGCCACTCTATACCAAGGTCCAACAATTTTATAACCAGATACTAGCTATAGGAATGATTGATGAAAACGACAACCCCGATAAAGTCGATTCTGTTGAGTCTGTGTCTAGCAAGTTTCGTCGTACAAAGTGATGAGTGGGATGACCTCATAGCCACCAGTGCTGCCATTGTTAACCAGGTGGACACAGGAATAGCGTTTGTGGGTGGTATGGCAAATGCAGGTTATACAGGTGTAGGGATATCGGCAGGGCAACTATCAGGAAACTATTATATTTCTGCTGCCCAGGTATCCTCATACAACACTAGCCTTCAAATGATGGTCAACTACATGCCCTATGGTGATGTCGAGGCGATGCTGCAGCAACAAGCAGATGCCTCTCTCCAGGAGATGGAGGCTAGTATATCTACGTTTACCGAAATCGTGGTGGGAATGTTGGAGGTGGTCGAGGTGGGTGAGCTTTTGACAGACGCTGCCGATGACCCCAATGCTCAAGCTGAAGTCCAAGAATACATTGCTAACAATGACATGAGTGTCTCCCAGGAAGATGCAGATAATTACAATTCTGCCGTGACGAGCATTGAATCAAGCGCATCGGAAGCCGGGGCGTATCTCGCTGCAGCCGGGTCTCCAGAAGCAATTTCATATCTGTTGGACCAAGCCCAGTCCCAAAATACTACGGTAGAAGCAAATACCCTCCAGTACTCAAGTGTTAACCAGGCTATTGAGATGACCTGGATAGGGAGTGGTGATGTCAGCAGCATCTATTTAAATGGACAAGGGGCCTTGGGTTTAGATATCTATGGTTCTGAAGTTGACATATTGGCTACCGGGTACGACTCCATGTTCTACAACACTGGTCCTACATCCATGTCGCTGTCCTGCTTCCTGGAACAAACTGGATGCGAAGAAGGTGATGATACATGAGCTTAGAAAGCACTGAACTAAAAATAGGCGGCCAGAGTTTCAAAGGAGTCTACCTCGCAATACTTTTGTCACTTAGCACGACTCTGGGTTCGGGGGTGTGGTTAGCAAGCAGCCTTTACTCTCGCCTGGAAGCAGTCGAGGGTAGACGTATCCCAGAAGTAAGTTCCATCGTAGAGAGGGCTGCCCTTGATAAAAAAGAACTCCAGGGTTCAATCGAACTCATTACAGCAGAACTAAAGGCAAATGATGTCTCACAGCTGCAGGGTAAACTTGCAACCCTGGGCACAAACCTCCAACAAATTCTGGAGCAGCAGCAGAAACTTTTACTTATTGATGAGTCAGTCAATGAGCTGCAGTTACAAATAGAATCGATGAAAGCGACAGTGGTAAAAGCTGAGTTAATCAGTCAAAAGGTTACGACCTTTGAATCTAAAGTTAACAAAATGACTATGGAAATCGAAGACCTTTGGAAAGGACTTGATTATCTGTCTAATCCATTGCAATAGAGAGCAAAACAATGAACATTGAACAACTTAAAGAAACAATCACCAGGCACGAAGGTCTACGCCTGGACCTCTACCAGTGTACTGCTAATGCCAATACGATAGGCGTAGGACACAACCTGGATGCTAAAGGTATCTCAGCAGCAGTGGCTGCATTGATGTTAGAGGAAGACATCTTGGATGCAGTTGTTGACCTGGAGAAAAACATACGTGGCTTTATTAAGCTACCAGAGGTTGTCCAGGAGGCCCTGGTTAACTTGTGTTTCAACATGGGTATTCCCAGGCTAATGCAGTTTAAGAAGACCTTGGCTTACATCCAGGAAGGCGATTACAAGAAGGCTGCCAATGAACTATTGGACAGTCGTTATGCTCACCAGGTTGGTTACCGGGCTGTTGAAGTGGCTCAAATGATAAGGAGTGCAGCATAATGTTACAGGCGCTTATAGGTCCTATCAGTAACCTGGTAGGCGGCTTCATGAAGAATAAAGCGGAAGAGAAGCAAGCCAAGCACCAGGCTAAAATGAATGTTATCCAAAATGATGCTAACTGGGAGCAGACAATGGCAGCTGCTTCAGGCAGTTCCTGGAAGGATGAATTCTGGACCCTAGTGCTGTCGGTCCCTCTTTTTATGGTGGGCTATGCGATTGCTTCAGGTGACGTTACTGTCATTGACCGTGTACAACTTGGGTTCGCAGCCCTCTCTGAATTACCTGAGTGGTACCAGTACCTACTCTTTATAGCAATCTCAAGCAGCTTTGGCATCCGTGGTGTCAGTAAGCTAATGGACCTTAAAAAGTAAAAGCGTCCACCCTAAGAAGAACTAACCCTACCCAAAATGGAGGTGTCTATGTCGAAAGGCAGCACTCCCCGACCTATCCCAAACCGGGAAA